AACACACAAATACGATTTTTTTCATGACAGCACCTCCTTTCTATTATAACAGAATTCAAAAACACCTTCCATTATATACGTTTTAATTTCTAATAGGTTGATATTACGGCATTTTATAAAAATATACCTATCAGATAATTCCGGATAATTAAAACAAACCGTATTCAAACCGTATTCATTTATTGCCCGTATAGTTGAGAAAGTGAGCCTAAAAGGCTTTTTTTCGTTATAATAGACAATCTTCAAAATTGCCGTTATAACAGAAAAAAAGGCTGTATAAACAACCTTTTTATTTTTGATCTATCCAGGCTTGAACTTTGCTTACTGTTTCTATACTTAAATCTTCAAAAAGTATATTTTATAACTTGTTTAAAAAATTATTTTATTTTTAACTTTTCCGCAAAATCATATAATTTTTCAGCTGTAAGCAAGGCCATTTTATCCATACTAGTTTTTCCTTTTCTAACATCTGCTACTGTAGACCAAGGGACGTCTGCGCCTTTAGCTATTGCGCTTGTGCTTATATCGCTGTTTAATAACTTTTCTATTTGTTCTCTCATCTAACTACTCTCTTCACTTCCGTCTGCCTTTTAAAATCATAAGAAATACAAAAAATACGATTGTGAAAATTGGTAAATATTTCATTTCTTTGATCGATATGATATAATCATGGTAGGTTTAAGGGGCTTTCGCCCCAACCTACCAGAGCCTTACTTGAACCGCTTTGTTTTACTTGTCTTGCGTTCTTTTGGCTCTTTTTTTATTGCCACGATAACACTTGCAATCCCTGTTAATAGGGTTCCAGTTGCTACCATTAATTCGGCAATCTCTGATATTTTCATATCTTCCTCCTTTCTGACTATATTATATCACGGTATGCCGTGATTGTAAATGCTTTTTTATAACTTTTTTATTTTTTTTTACAAAAAAAGCCCTACTAGCCATAAGCTAGTAGGGTTTAATTGTATTTTGAATTATTCCAGCATACCCCATAAATCGGTACGGTTGCCGGCTTCATCCACGGGACCAATAGCCATATAGTTACGGTTGCCAGAAGCTCCCACGTAAGAGATCCAACGGAAACCTGCGTTGGTACCCTTGGAATCATAATGAACCTTCTCGCCCGGTTGATAAGTTGCCACGATTTCACCATTTAAATCCGGATAACGGCGGACATTGATAGGACTATCGCCCACCGTGAAGGTAGCTTCTTCAGGGAAGAATGGAACTTCATGGTTCGCCATTACTTCCGTAATGATTTCTTTCAATTCTTCTTTTTCTAGAGGTTCACCCTTAGGACGGAAAGCGGTAGGATAAAGCGCACTATATGGATAGATTGCTAAATCAAAGCTAGCGCCTCCGTTTGGTCCAGGGGTGCCGGTCTGGTTTTGACCAAGGAACCAACCTTGTGAGCCGTCAATATCACCGACAAAAATAGCTACGTGAGAAACCGGCGTAACTGCTGTTTCCATAAAAATAGCAGCTTCCCCACCTTGCATAATTTCAACTTCATCAAAATAATCTAGGATACCGTTATAATGACGCTGTTCCCAAAGGTCTTTCACATAGCCGGAATTAGTACAGTTAGCAAACGGGACACCAAGCCATAAGCAATACTTAGCGTAACCGTCCCAGCATTGCCAGCCAAACCAGCCATCAATGTCAAACCCTTGTCCTAACACTTCATCTTGAAATAGTTTTACTTTATCCATGTTTTTACCTCAATTCTTCCAGGCGTCGTTTGCTGTTTTAACAGCAGATTCAATAAATGTATTTAACTGATCATTAGTTAAATAAATGTTATAAGCCTTAAGATTTTCAATAAGGCTTGTTTTTGCGTGTTCTCGCTTAGCGGAACCGTGAATATCCAATTTATTCGCTACTTGTTCGGTGGCATTTACAGCGTTTTTAGCTAGGATTTCAACCACTTCAAGGGCTTTCTTCCCGCCACGGGTTACCAAATAATTTTTAACCGCACTGGCAACAATGCCAATAAGAGCGGTTAAAATGCTCAAAGAACTAGCTACGACAATTTCAGTAATTTGGTTCATTTCAATTTTCCTCTTTAATTTCTAGGTCTAAAAACCGTTCAAATAGCACCTTAATAGCACCATTCCCGCCCAATTCAATATAACTCTCATAAAGCCGGGAAAGTTCTTCTATTTCATGCTGGTTAGTGTGCCCTCTTTTAAGGGCATTTTTCAAATTTTCTTGCAATCGAAAACGTTGCAAGCGTTGCAAGCCTTTTCCGATAATCGTTAAATTCCGCTGGTTATCTTCCCCAATTCCTTCCACATTTAAAACAGATTTTTCCAGATCGTCAATCTTATCAGAAAGATCCCTTAATTTTTGATCTGCTTCTTTGCTTGTCTTGGTACTTTTGAAGGAAAAATAACTAGGTATAATTACAACTAAAACCGGTGTAAGCTTGTCAATTAGGTCCACTAGGGCTATTTTAACCACCTCCCTATGATTCTAATCGCTTTACTGTACAGGCTTGGTTTCTAAATCATTTGATTTTTTTGGGGTTTCTTTTGGTTCGGTCCATTTCCAGATACCAAGTTTTCCATTTTGGTGCAAGGTTTCAAGCTGTTTCAAGGTTTCGCCTTGGTAGGTGAAGGCGTGATTGACTTGGACCATGACGCGTTTACCTTCTCCATAAACTTCAGCATGGTCAGGATCTTCCACCGCAAAGATTTCTTGTGGTTGGTAAGTCTTGCCAACTTGCCCAAGTTCAACCAATTCCAAACCACGTTTAAAGATGGTCGGATCTAGCGGGTTATCTACGTCAGTAACCTGCGCTAATACTGCCCAATCTGCTACTGCCTTAACTTCCGCAATCTTGGTATCTTTTTCAGCAAGTTTCTGCTCATAGGTTTCAGCTTGCGTGTGCAAGTCTTCTTGCAATTTCTTAACTCCGTCCGCGGGGTTAAATTCCGTCGCAACTTGCCCAAGGACTGCTTGGATCAATGCCTCGTCTGACTCGCTTGTACGGTCACCAATCAAAGTACGGTCAAAGGCTGTGTAAGGTGCGTCTTGTCGGATTGCGACAAAAGTTTTATTTGCTTCTTGCAAGTATTTGTTTACTACTTTAAATGTCATATTTTAGTCTTCCTTTTCTAATTTTTCTGCGCTTTCATCAAATAGCTCTTTAAGAGCTTCATCTGCTTCTAGTACGTTGTTAACCCGTACTAGTTGTGCTTCTGCTTGCTCAAGCTGTGCTTGTGATTCTACAAGTTTTTCTTGTGCCTCTTCGTGAAAGACCTTGTATTTTGTAGCCTCAACGATAGCATTCGCAAGATTCTGCGAGATTTCGTTTACAAATTTATCTGCTGTGTTCATTGATACTCCTTGTTACTCCTTGTTACATATATGTCCGATAATATCCGGGAGCTCCCAGATTGTGGCGCTTAAAATGATCTTCAATTCCTTTAAAATTCTTGTCTATCACATTAAATAAGTCAACCAAAGATTTATCTCTAATATAGATGTCTAGGAGGCCATTAATTTCTCTCCTCCCAACATCTATTGAGACACCTCTTAAATTCTCTTGACCGCTCAACAAAAAATCCATTGATTGCCCGTAAAATGTAATAGCCGAAGCTATTTTCCCATTACTTCTGCCGTTCCAAATTTGGATACCTGCAGAAGTACTGTCCATTTTTTGTACACCGTTACGATTGCTTAACAGAGCCGTATAAGAGCCGTCGACGTCACCAATTCGACCTTTTCCAAAAGTCAAATATTGCAATGGTCTGCCAGGGAATCTATTTCTAATACCAATGTTTTGGCCGTTTGCTTCAATCCATCCGGTTTGAAGATCAAATTCAGTAACACCATTGAGTGATGATAACTTCCCACCCTTGATAATGTTAGCGGTCAACCCCTCGGTTGCGACATTCTTGGAGGTAACATTGATAAGGTTAGCCTTACTTGCGTCAATTTCGTCAATGTGCGCTGTGCCGATTTGAGCCTTGCCGATCATGGACTTTTTGATAACTCCGTCCTTGATGATGGTCTTTTCACCGACCGAGAGCAAACCCTCATTAATTCGGACAGACCCGTCCGGATTGAGATTAATCGCTCCCAGCACGTCACCCGCGCTATTGAGATTGCGAATTGACCAACTATCGCTCAATAACGTCATTTGTGTTCGTACCGCTTTAATAGGCTCTGCGCTGTCTTCGGGTGCTGGTTGCCACTTGCGGTCATTGTCCCCCTCGTAGAAATCCAACTCGGTCATAAATAGACCGCCCCACCGGTTCGGGTCATTTCTTAAATACTCAAATTGTAAGTAACCATCATCAAAATCGCCTACGTTAAATTTGAAAGATTTCTTAACGGCTTTTGAGGTGTTAAAAATAGGATTGCCGGACCACTCAAAAATGACTTGTTTTTCTTCAAAGTCTGCTGTACTTCCTTTTTTGCGCTTACAAAAATAAATCTTAAAACTCTTTGAATTATTGTCAAAGCCAAGCATGTTTAACATATAATTGGCGCCACGTTTGACAATAAAACGGGGGCTTTTAACGACTGCGCCAGGACGTAATTCAAACATTCGTTTTTGGCCGTTAAAATAGAAGCTGTGAGCTGTGAAGCCTAATCTTCCGTTTGCTTCAATCCAATATTTCAGCCCGTCGTCCGCCCTCGAATTTCGGAGCATGTTAGGGCCACCTTGTGTTGAGTATTTCCCGACTTCTGTTTGAAAGATCTCACTAGACATAACAAGCCGTGATAGCTTATCGGGTGCGTCTGCTTCAGACTTACCCAAAATTCGCTCATAGAGTAGCGAGGTTTCCTTGACTTTTTGAAAGTCAATCTCATTTACTTTGCCGGCAATCTGATCAGATAATGTGGTTAATCGGCCATCAATGCCTTGTCTAAATTCAGCTAGCTTTGCTTCATTGTCCTTTGTGAGAGCTTCAAAACGTTGTTTGGTGCTCTCAACATTTTCAGCATAGGTACTCTTGGCCACAAAGCCACTTGAGAACCTCTCTCGAATAGCTGTGATCTGATTGGTCGTTTCCTCTCGCGAATACCGCTTAAGTTCGTCAGATAGCTTCTCGCGTTCAATTTGGACGTTAGTCCTAAATGCGTTTAGCTCTCTGACGTTCTCACTTGCGATTCCCTTCGCTTCACGGCCTAAATCAACGCCAGCTCCAGCTATTGCTAGTGCTTTTGAACTACGCACGTTAGCTTCTGCGGTTGCTTTGTCGGTAGCGGTTTTTAATTCATTAAATTTCTGATCAATCTTCTCCCGCAAACTTACTTCATTGTAGGTTCTTAGGATTTCTTCCCAGGCTTCACCCGTCCAGCGTTGCATGATGGTATGCCCTTCATGTTCCGGGTCAGGCTTATACCAAATATCATTAATCAATACTTTTTTAGGGTATTTCTTAACAGGGTCCTCTACGCTATACCAATTGGTATTGTAACCATCTGCGGACTTGACGAAATCAGGTAAATTCTTAACAAGGCTATTAAATTCATTGTTAATGAAATCTTCTACCGCTTTATCCGCTACGCTTTGAATTTTTGAGTTCGCGCTTTCACTTATCTGATCGCCTAATTTGATATCACTAGATTGATTGTTTAACCGGTTGAAAGTAATTTCAAATACCCGTGTATCATAGTCCAGTTTCTTATCATGTCGGACTACTCGGATAGTGTCCCCGATTTTAACACCTTTTAGATAAACGCTTGACGTTTTAAGGGTCAACTGTGGACGGGACGCATTAACCAAGGCTTGATAAGTTAGTTTTATCAATTCGTTGGGGTTTTCTTCCTCGCTAAAATCAACAAAACCAATCTTAGCCCTCATGGTTCCATCCGCATTTTTTATCCCGTAACGTCTAGTCATTTCAGGATCTTCAAGGTATCTTTGGCCCAGTGGTTTATCTAGCGGATTTCCTTTGGCCTTGGACCATACCACATTTTCAAAGGTAATCTTTCTGCCGTAACCGTCCGCGGTTTTCCCACTTTCTCCAGCACTTGAAACTTGCTCACCTTTCCCACGGCCAACTAGGGCCGTGTAAATATTGGTTCTTTCAATTTCTTTTAAAATTTCCAGGGCGTTATGGCCATAGACCACGCGTTTTCCGGTCGCTTCACCGATTCTCTTTTTAAAATCAATATACCGGGCGCCAATTCCGTTTCCGTTCATTTCCACGAAAAACTGCATTTCCAAGCCCCAAACTTTACAGATTTTTTTCAGGGCGTCGAATACAGAAATATAGTAAAAATTCGTGCTACGGTTGATTGTTTCAGCTACAAAACGGGCGCGCCAGTTTGTGTTTTTCAGAAGGTCATTAATGACTGCTTCAGCTCGTATATTATTAGGGCGCTTGTCAAATACCGGGGTTTTTCTTAGTTCTTCAATTCCGGACTGTACGCCCGTAAACGTTGAAATGTCGCCTACTGTTTTCTTTTGGGCAATATAAAAGTAATGGTATTGATGGTTATTTTCCATTGATTGGATGGCCATATACTCTACTTTTTCAAACTCATCATCATTCAGGGCTTTCATTTCAACCGTCAAGCGGTCTGAAACGTAATTTTCAGTGGTAAGCGAGTAGGTTTGGTTGGCTGTTTTAACCGCTTTTTTATTCACGATTTTAACAAGCTGTTCTTTTTCATCAAAAAGATAAATCATGCTCTTTCATCCCTCCAAACTACATTCTTAACCGTCGCATTAACCGCGGTTATCGTGTCACCGTCCCGAACCGTGAAGTTTTCCAGCGGACTGAATCGCTCTAATTCGCTTAGGATATTCCGGCCACCAAACGTTATTTTAATTTCATCCGGATCAAAAGAAATAACAATATCTTTTCCCGGTGTATATGTCCCGGCAAAAGAAAGCACCTTGGACCCGTTCAAAATTTGAAGCTGGTTTGTAACCTTGGTAGGCGTAACCGTGATAGAATCCGGTAACACTTCCATCGCGTCCACCAAAGAAATAGGCCCCGTCGAATTTTGGGGCCGTTTTTTCTTATAACCATCCGGAATCAGCAAACTAAACTTACTAACAATACTTAGGCTTGTTTCTTCAAAGCTATCAGCCCCGTTAAAATAGCCGTAGTAAATGAAATCAGGTTCATCCCTAAAAGAGATTTCAAGGAATCCGCTAGGGGCGTGTGTCCTCAAAATCTTGTTTAGTTTAGCAAACTTGTCCCGCATTTGGGCGCTAGTGTCCGCTTTAAGTTGGTATTTAATTTCTAGGGTTCTTTCTTGATCTGAAAAATCATCAACCCAAACACCACGCCGGCCAGGGACTTTAGTAGTGGAAACATTCTGCCCCAATAAGCCCCGGCCTGTAGCTGTTAAATGCCTGTAACCATCAATTAAATTATTGAGTGGTTGACCATTAATTAGTAGGTTATCGCTAGGCTCAAAAGTAGCAACTTCCTGATCTAATTTTCCTAAACTAGTATAGTTATACATACTTCTTCACCCTTTCTAATAACTTCCTAAAATTAATTCCATTTCTTGTTCGCGTGTGATGTCGTTTGTAAATGCTCGGTAAGTCGTACTTCCAAGTTTCAATGTGATATCTGCCGGCTGTTGGTTCACCGTCAAAATTCCACCGTCAAAATTAACGTTTGGATCGTAAGCGGTCAAGCTTCCCAAAGAACCTTCTACCGTGCTTAGTTCATCCTGGAATACTCCGGACAAATCCTTACCAGCAAAAGCATCAATAGCCCCTTGGGCCATGCTCCCTACTGACTTAGCCACATTTTCAGCCTTGCTGTCCACCCCGTTGATGAAACCTTGGTCAGTATATACCCCAAATTGTTTGAATACACGGGAAGGCGATTTAATACCAAGCAAGCTTTTAGCCCAATCAATAGCGCCGTTAATAGCGTCACCTACTGCATTAATCAAGTTACCTGCAAAGTTTTTGACACCATCCACAAAACCGTTAACTAGGTCAGCGCCGGCGCTTATCGCGCTACCTACAAAATTTTTAGCGCCATTAATCGCATTAGAAAAAGCATTGGTTACCGCACTAATGATATTAGCCCCCGCTGTTGTTACGGTTGATACTACCGTATTCCAGCCATTTGAAATAGTGCTAGTAATTCCGCTCATAAACCCACTAATTCCGGAAGTAATGCCGTTCCAAGCGGATGAAATGAATGAACTAATACCGGACATAATACCAGACAAGAAAGAACTAATACCGTTCCAAGCGCCAGTAATGACACCGGTAATCACTCCAAGGGTTCCGTTTATGATTGAACTAATACCATCCCAAACTGAACCGGTAAAGTCCTTAATTCCTCCCCAAATCGTGTTCCAAATGTCGGAAATTGTATTTAACACGGTTTCAATCGTGGTTTTGATTGCGTTGATAACAGTAGTTACTGTTTCCGTGATCGCATTCCAAACTGTTTGTAAAACCGTTAAAATTGTATTCCAAATTGTATTCCAGATTTCTGAAATAAAAGTAATAGTTGTGTTAATAACATCACTTACTACCTGGATACCGGTTTGGACAATTGAAACAATAAGGTCCCAAATTGTTTGTAGAACCGTAGCTACTACATTCCAAATAACTGTCCAGATTTCTTTCAAGAGATTAAGACCGGTTTGGATAATGGTAATTAAACCTTGGATAGCAATCCCTATGACGGTTTTAATACCTTCCCAAATATTCCCGACAATCTCTTTCAATGTTTCCCAGGCACCGGACCAATCGCCGTTAATGATCTGCATAATCAACTTGATAATGCCTAAAATCACATTCAAGGCTGTTTCAACCACGTTTTTAATCAAGTCCCAAACAGTAGTCACAATTGGAACTATCAAATTCCAACCGGCTTCGATAATTGGTGCTACTGCATTAACGACGGTTTCTACAACTGCTTTTATAGCGTTCCAGATTGTTTCAGCGGTTTTTAAGATTAATTCATGGTTTTCATTCCACCAAGAAACCAAAGTACCAAAAATCTTTTTAACAAAGTTTACTACTTCAGTAATCGCACTTGATACAGCTTTATAGACTGCCTGGAAAGCAGAATCAACCTTTGCCCTAAATTCTTCACTTGTGTTATACAAGCCCACCAATCCGGCTACGAATAGCGCGATAAGGCCTATAATAGCCCAAACCGGGCCAGTAATCGCACCGATAGCGCTACCAATCGAACTAAAAACGCCGGAAATAGATGTACCGCTAGCGGTTGCGCCTTGGAAACCAGTAATTAAAGCAGAAATACCGCTTGAAACCTTGCTTACAATTCCGACAATTCCACCTACCACCTTAGTAATGGTACCTACGACTGTAAGCACCGGACCAGCAGAAACGACAATCGCACCGATCCACTTTTGCCACGGGGAAAGTGGTAAGTTGTCCCAAATTGTTTTCAAAACCCTAACTATATTATTCTTGAATGTAATAATAGTTTCTTTTAAGTTTTCCATCAGGCCTTTGATATCAGCATTTTTCTGACCAAGGCCGGCTACCAAGTTTTGGGCGGAAGCTTTCATAGATTCAAAGGATCCGGCTACTGTTTCGCTTGCTTCTTTTGCCGTGGTTCCGGTTATCCCCATACGTTCCTGTGTAACGTGGATCGCTTGGATAAGCTTATCAAACGGAATATCCTTTACATTTTTGGCCGTAGCTTTGAAACTGTCACCCATTACGCCCGATTCATTGACCAGGCGGGCCATTTCTTCCTGTGTACCACCATAACCGAGTTTCAAGTTATCAAGCATGGTATAGTTGTCTTTGGCAAAACCCTGATAAGCGTTCTGAATGTCCTGAATATTCGTTCCGAACTTATTCGCATTATCAGCCATGTCCACGATAGCCATATCAGCATATTTTGAAGCTTGGACGGTATCACCACCCAAACCTTGTAACAAACTGGCAGAAAAGGAAGTAACTTGTTCCATGTATTTCACGCCTGAAATGCCGGCCCGCTTGTATGCTGTTTCTGAATTTTTAATAACAGTACCCGCGGAATCCTTGAAAAGTGTTTCAACCCCGCCCAAGGCTTGCTCTAAATTCGCAAAAGACTTGATAACACCACCGACGGCCCCGGCTACGGGCAAAGTAAAACCGGCTGTCATGCCGGCCCCTACTTTCATCATGGAATCGCCTATACCGTCGATTGTTCCGCTTAGTTTTTGCAAGCTTGATCCAGTCTGACTCTTCAAACTTTCCAAAGAAGCTTGGGCCTCTTTCAAACCGCTTTTAAAGTCGGAAACATTTGCTTTCAGTATAGCCGTAACGTCAAAATTCGCTCCCATTAATTACCTCCTTCCTTTCTCATTTTGTTTATCAACCTATTTCTTTCGGCCATATCTAGTTTTCTTGATGGTATAGCCTTTTCAGTAGGTTGATTTTTTTGAAAAATCCTATCAAATTCTTTTTGATGGTCATAAAATTCATTGAAATTCTTAAACGCCGGACGGGTTGACTTACCGCGTCCCTTTTGCGCCTTAACTGACTGATTAAACCATGCCTGGATAGCAGAGTTTAAACGCTTATCCTCTTGCTGGATAGCGTAAGCCATATTATAGATTTCAAATTCTTCTAGTGTTGTCCGCATTGCTTCTTTAAAGGTCATACCATGCCGGGCAATAAGGAGCGCTAGCGCTTCATCATAACCAAAATTAGAACTTGATTCTTGCTGTTGCCCTACTCTACTAGGTTCATTGCCTTTTTGAGTAGGGGCGACGCTTTTAACTCTTGCATGATTTCTTCAATGGTCTGATCATACTTTTCATTTACGATTAGATCTTCAAGAAATTCTTCAATAGCGTCATTTGATGGTTTTTGTGCTTCTGTAACAGTCGCGGACTTAATCAAGTCGATCAATGCCAAAGGGTCATTCATTGCGCGCCCAGCGTTGAACATAGTCATAGCGCCATAACCGGTTTTCATTCCTTCCATTTCAACCGAATGAAGCTTATTCATTTCACGTAAAAAGCCAATCCCAAAGCGTAAAGTATAGTCTTTTCCACCAATATTTAAAATCATGTTGTTATTTCTCCTTTAAAAAAATTAAAAAAATAAGGGGCTATCAAAGCCCCTGAAAATTAAGCTGGTAACCCTGTACCTTCACCCTCTTTAGCCAAAGTATGGTATTCATACTGTGCCTTATTAATAGCGGATTTTTGACTTTCTGTTAGTGTATCTGTACTGATTACACCATTTCCATCAATCGCCATTTCATAGGTAAGTTCTACCTTATCATCTGCCGGCGCGGAAATTTCAAAGTTTTTGAAAAATCCTTGGTAGTATTCCACGTCATATTTTTCCTTACCTTGATCTTCGCGTTTGCTTGCAAGGTCCACGATCCAAACTTCAATCTTGTCAGTGTTGCGGAACCATTGGCGCATTTCTTTCCACATGTTCACCGTGTCTTTATCTTCACGGTAAGCTAGGGAAGTAAATTCACCTGAAGTTTCACCATCTGAAACAGAGTTCACAACTCCATCTTTTGTTTTTGTAGTTTCAACTTCTTTTTCGGCGTTCAAAGTCAATTCCGTTTGGAATCTTACTTTTCCGGCGTCTTGTTTTTTCTGGTCTTTAACGCGTCGGAAAAACGCAATAAAGTCTTTTCCTTGAATCAATTCTGCCATTATTTATTTTTTCTCCTTCTTTGTATAGGTAAAAGAAAAGTCCAGGACCACATGAAGCAATGGCTGGACATCTGTATTATCTGGTATGATCTGTTTATTAGTATTAGTGTGCTGTAAGTGATATTCCCACTTCCCAGAAATCTTTTTGACATTCGTTTCTAAATAGGCTGAAATATCGTCCAAATAGGCCCGCTGTTCCCTTGTAGCGTAAATATGGACCGTTTGGCCCACTGTTCCCCAAAGGTCATTATTTGGGCTTTCTAGGGCATTATTTTCACCAATATAAATAAAGGGGTATTGTGTCCCGGCTTCGGGCAAAAAGTCAAAGGTCTTTTCCTTTGCTTCCGCCATCATAAAAATCAATCTGAATAATTCATGGTTTGGCGTCATTTAAAAACCCCCTTCATTACGTTTGTCATATCTTCCTGAAAAAGCGGTTGGACTTCCTGGATCATTGGGCGCATGAAAGGCGTCCCTGGTTGAAAACGGGTGCCATATTCCTGGTAGCCGGAATAACCGGCTTCAGCGTGTATATGTGCTTCCATGCCCTGGTAATTCGTTGTTATGTGATTCTTTAGAAAACTTGTATCTACCGGCGCTTTTCTCTTTGCTACTGCCTTGCCACGTTCGCCATTGTTTTTTAAGACTTCCAAAGATTGTTTAACAGCGTTTGGGTGTGCGTTTGAAATGGTCATGGTCAACTTTTCCAAGCCGTGCCATTTAATACTAACCATTGTTAGGTCCTACCTTCTTCAACCGTACCGCCCCTTTAATTGGCGCGTCGATTGCTTCAATAGGCTCATAGGTATCGCCATTAAAAACGGCCTGATCAAAAGGCGCTTGCTCTTTCTGAAACCGGCAAGAAATAACTATATCTGTCCGGTTTCCGTACAATTCAAACACTTTTGATTGAGTGACTTTATTCACCAAGCAAGGGACTATAATAGTCTTTCTTGCTTCCGTTTCATACTTATCCGTTTCCGGATTGTATTTCTTACGCCCCCCACAAATTAAGGTAATTCGGTTCGGTGTCTTCATAGGAAAAACACCTTTCCGCGTTCCCGTTGCGTACCGTCTAGGCCAAAGTCTTTATTAAGAATAGCCATATACGGTTTGAATAAGTTATCCCACTCCTGGTAAGTCACGGAATAGCCATCAACCGTTTCAGACGTTACACCTTCCGAACCTTTCCGGCCGTATAGTTTATACACCACGTTTTCAATCATGAACTTGTACTTACTGTCAATTTTAAGCGTTCCGGTAAGTCCTTTGAAATAACTTTCAGCATCGTCCACTAAATCTGTCAACAAATCATTTTCTATGTTGTCAGTCGGATCAATACCCAACCGACGTTTAATTTTTGCTAGTTGGGTTTCTTCCATCCGTTTATTCCCCTTCGATAGTTTGGGCCAAAGCTACTAGATCCGCCTTTTTGGCGTCCGCTTCATATTCTACGCCAGCTTTATCTAGCAACTCTTTCAATTCTGCCACTTTCAATTTTTCAACTGGTTTTTCGGTTTCTTCGGCCGGTGCTTCTTCTTCGGTTGGTGCTTGTGATGGTGTTTCTGGTGCTTCTTCACCCTTAACGCCCAATACACCCTTACCAATTAATTCAGCAATTCGATCTTTGGAAACTTCAAAACCTTCACGGGGAAAAGTGTCCCCTGTTTCGTAAAAACGGTTATTATCTTTTGTGTCGATAATATTACGGGTTACAATATAGGTCATTGGTTACCCCTTTCTAATCTGTTTAGACGTTTTCAGCGCTAGCGGTCAACTTAGCAAACGCATTTGCTTTAGTAACCATAACAGCGATATCCATAGTAACGCGAACCGCTACCATTTCTTGTTCAAACAAGTTAATTGGTGTGCCGTCTTGGTTCTTCATGGTTGAAATTTGGCCTTCTTCAGAGATCTTGAAGTTAATGTTGTATGGAACACCATAAATCAAGCTGTTAAAGTCACCGGCCAAAAGGTCGCCTTTTTTAAATTGCTTAGATTTAAGATCCACGGTAGTGATACCGTCAATAGTGTTGTTCGCTTTGTCGTAAATTGTTTTCTTGTCACCGTCGCGGGCTTCACGCAATGCAGAACGGTTTTGAATTTTAGAAACAAAAGCATTAGGGTTGATATCAGCTTCATAAAGCTTATCTTCCAATTTAAGAAGGTTTTCATAGTTGATAGGACCAACCACGACTTGGCTAGAATCTTTTGCAGATTTAGCAACTGAATTGGCGAATGGTGTTTCATGTCCCAAAAGCCCAGCTTCATCAATCTTAGTATGGAAAGCTTCCACAATCTGCGGTTTCATATCTTCAAAGAATTTTTCCCATGTATAGTTAAGTGCTTCACGGGAAGCAACTAGGATAATACCCAATTTGTGAGCCTTCAAAGTAACAGGCACCACTTCAGGTTTATCAGTCTTGATTTTTTCTGTTTCATTTACCCAGTAAGCGGAAACGCCATCTGTTTGCACGTAAACGGTTTTTTCTTGCAAGCCGTCCATTTCATGATATTGTCCAAGTTGCATTACTACGGAATTTTCTGCTACGTCCTTCATAATAATGTCGGTCATTTTCTTAGTAAAAGTTCCATCTTTCTTTTCTGAAACCAATACTTTATCAGGGTTAAAAGTTTGTACTGTCATATTTTAAAATTCTCCTTTAAGGTGTTTTATTTAATGATTCGGGAATTACGGAAAATATCCCCTTTGTTTGATTTTTCGGCCCCGTTAAATTCTGATGAAACTTTAGGAGGTTCCGATTGTGAGTATTCAGCCTTGATTTCACTAATAATACTTTCAAGATCTGAAATAGCTTGTAAGGTACCTTCAGCGGTATCTTTAACAACAAAAGAAATCACTTTATCATTAACCGGAAGTTTCCGGCTAGAAAGTGTTTTAATAGCTTCATCTGTCAATTCTCGCTTGGTTTGTTCTTTTTCAAGCCCAGCGATCTTATCAAGTAAAGCTTGTTTTTCTGCTTCAGCTTCTTTCCGGCGGTATTCTTCCAATTCCTTACCGGTAAGTTCGCTTTCTGCCTTGTATTTTTCCAAGGCCTTAGAAATTGCTTCCGCTGTATCTTTGGAATGTTTTTCTTCCAAGGATTTCAAACGGCGTTGCATTTCGGCCACTGATACCATCTTTTCCGGTTCATGTGTCGGATTGCTAGCTTGTTCCTCAACTGCTTCCGGTGATTGTGGTTCAACAACCTGTGTATTTTGATCTTCTGCCATTATTAGGCTCCTTTCTACGCTTGACGGGCAACCTCCCCGAACTCATGAAGCTTTTAATGTCATCATCACGGTTTAGACAAGCAAAAAACCGTATGGAATCCCGTACGGTTTATAGTTATTTATTCAACTTTTTCGTAAGTTTCTGCAAAAATATCAGGCTTACACGGGTAAAATTCTCCTTGTACACCTTTGATAATGTAATCACCTTCAGTTGCAATCATCACCCCTTCAAGTGTTTCTATCTTTAAAACTGGATTATCCAAATCAGCATAATCAATTCGGACTGGATCCAATCCTAATTCTGACAATTTTAAAATTGATTCTTCGGTATCTACAAACTGAACAGCCTCAATTACAACAGGTTTCTTTCTGTATTTCATTATTCATCCCCCTCGTTTAGTTTGAAATCGTTTAAGGTGCTACCGCCTTTTTTATATTTTAGTTTGATATGTCCATAGCCCGAACATCTACAGTTAGGGTGCATAGGGTACATATTAACGCCCTTTTCCAATTCATCAACCGGAAAGGCTTTACCGTCCAAAGGGGCGCATATTTCACACGCCCCAGGTTCGGCTACAAAAATAAAATGTGTGAACTCATTCGCTACCAGCATTTCTTTTTGTGTGTCCGCGTTGATTCGGGCGATTTCTGTTTTTATTAATCTTTCAGCGCTTGACCGACTGGCACCGTATTTTTTAGCTAGCCTGTCCCGTTCCTGTTTGTAACCCATCATATCCGTGTAAATACGGTTTAAAGAAGCGAACACGTCTTTCTGTAAGGTTTGCTGTAAGCCTGTTTTACCCCAAACCCTATTAGAGAATGATTCACCGTAAAAATCAGCGTCTAAAATCGCTTCTAGGCGCCGTTTCACTCCCTTGGATGAATTGCCCAAAATTCCCGCTTGGCGCTTAAATTCGCTTAGTATTTCATCCCTACGGGCCTTGTCAAACATTTCATAAGTTTCCGCTGTTAGGTTTTGAATTTCCAAGTCTAATTCAGCTTTCAAAAGTTCCAGCCGGCTTACTTTCATCTTTAAGTTATAAACCCTTAGCCATTCATTTGTAGCCGGTGAAAAGTCTTTTTCTTTTACGGCCTTGTAAGCCTTACGGTTGAATTTGGTAACGTCCATTTGGTCAGCGCGTTTCATTGCTTCTTGTTTGGTCAAGCCCTCACGCCCCGCATAATTCATATAGAACCGGTCTATTTTGCCTTGTAACCTATCATAAGATTCCTGGTATATTTCTGTTAGGATTCTTTCACGGTCTAAATCTCGCTTCATTAAAGCGCTTTGGGCCTTACGTTCGGCGTTATACTTCCGGTTGTCCGCTATTTTCAAGTTCATCCGCTTCACCTACTTTATAGCGTCGTTCAAAATCGCTAGCGCCTTCTTCTTTCTTGATTCGGTCCACTTCCGTTTCAAAATTTGTAAAACTTGCATTATTGAGAAGGGTTTCTTGTGACAATTCCCCGCCAGCTTCAATGTAAGCCTTGATTTCCGTCCAAACATCCTGTGGGATATTAGGGTGGAAAGTGAAAGTTAGCTTGTCAGCTTCGATTTTAGGACCATTTACGGCCTTATGAATGTTACTGATTAACTCATAACGCCGGCGCAATGCCTTAGTAAAGTACGTTTCCTTGTCTTTGCGTACCTGTTCCAGCCCAATCATCTTATAAAGTAAGGCAATACCTGACTGTGTAGAATTAAAATGATCATCTTCAAGGTTCGGAATACGACTGAAGCGGTGAATATCATTCGCCAAACGGTTCTTATAAGCTTCCGTACCTTGTACGTCGTATTGCTTGTAAATATACCCGGCGTCCGCTGTCGTTTGTTGACCGTTTGCACTGATTCCGGTTTGAAGTAGTAGCGTGTTTGCGTCTTTCATTTTGGCCACGTTGTCAGCCGTTGCCCCAATCGCTTCCAGGTCACCCTTGATTAATAACATAGCGTCGTTTAAATCGCTCATATAATTGGCGGTGTCTGATTCGCTAGCGTCGTAAGCGTCAATTAGGGAAATTTCGCTTTCATAATCGCCCATTCTATACCGATTATTCCACCATTCAACAACTGGAATATCGTTATAATTGTGTTTGGTTGCTTCATCCAAAGCAAGGCGCGGGCTGTAATAAGTAAACGGCTTGTACTTAATCACTTGGTCTTTAGTATAAACCGTCATGTTAACCCGGTCATTATAGATTGGAAGATGGACCGCGCATATAATATTTTGTTCTACGGTCAAATCTCGGACCACAAACATTTCAAGCGGACTAATCAAAACCACCCGGTCCATGTTATCGCGATCACGGAAATGATATTCATAAGCACGGCCAAAAACAGACGCGTCAAAGGCTAAATCACTATTTAAGGCGTTAATATCATTGTTCCACTCAATTTCTTTGATTGATTGTAACTGGTCCTTATTTCCACCTTCCAGCACTCCCACGGTCACCGGGTTTCCGATAACGTAGGAGGTAGCAAAACTGGAAATGTAACCACCCCAGCGGTGCCTTACCCGGTAATCAGCTTTCTCTTTATCCATCCGGCGTTTACCGCTTAAAATGCTGTAATTGTTACCCTTAGCGTAAGAATCTAACACCCGTAAGCGTTGCTTTTGATATTCAAAAAAAGCTGTCAGCATTTCCCTGAAAGCTTTATTACCTTTCGCCGTGTTTAGCAATTCTTCAGCGGAAGAATATCTAAATTGTTCATTGGCTAGCCTACTAAATTGCAAGCTATCGTTACGGGTTGAAACTTCAATATCCAAACCGTGTTCAAATTCATTCACATGATCCATTTTTACCTACCTTCTAAACAAGCGATTTACTTTGGAAATCGTCTTATTAACGTCTAATTCCTTTTTCTTTTGGAAAATTCGATCTTGAACCGCATAACGTACCGCGTCCAAACAGTGGTTGTAACTGTCCACGGGTTCGTTTATATATTCGTTTGTAGCCCGGTCCTTCTTCCATGTGTAGTTTTCCAATTCTTCTATGGTCTTTACGCACCTTTCATCCACAATGATTTCATATTGTAGTATGTATTGAATCCCTTGCATGACTGACCCAGGGCCTTTTATAACATCAATTACCCGTGGAATATCTAGGTTCCTTAGTTCCTGATTCGATTTCTTTTCAGCACTATCCGCCCGGATAATCTCTTTTGAATAACCCAGAGCCTTGATTGCTTCAGCTATCTTGTCATTCGTAAGGCCTTTTTTAACATATTCCTCTACAATGTATAGACGCTTGTTTTCTTCATCTATCTTGACGTGCATGAAGGCGCTAGGGTCATTTATGAAACCATAGTCAAGGCCAAAGTCTGAAGGAATGTGTTTTAGTTCTTCCTTGTTTAAGAGTTGCTTTTTGTATTTAGGAAAAACAAGCTTGTCTAGTGTCGCAAACTCTCCCAGGGCGTATATTTTATAATAGGCCTCGTTTCGGTTTGCTAGTTCCTCAATATTTTCCTTTGTTACTTCATCCAAGAAACGGTTATCCTTGTATGTCGTTTGATAGATAACTGTATTCTTAGGCTTTTTCACAAAAAACGCATTATATACCCAATTAACTTTAGACACCGGGTTAAACATCAAATAGATCTGCTTGTTAGGGTGTTTCTTATCCCGTAGCCGTAGGGTCAACTGTGTGTAATCATCCAGGGTGAACTCTGAAGCTTCTTCCATAACCACGTCGGAAATACCTTTAATAGATTTGATTTTTTCCGGGTTGTCTAACCCTTTGAAAATGAATTGAGCGCCGTTTGGTAGCTCAATCCGATAAGCAGAATTATTAACCTTACAAGCACCAAGTAGGCCCCAGGCTTCCAAGCATTGCTTAACATCTTCAAAGATAGAATCATAAACACTTGACCCAACTTTCCGCAAAAAAAGAACCTTCCTTGGATATTTCCAAGCCTGAAGGCTCTTAAATACTACTTTTTGAATTACTCCATGACTTTTCCCACTAGAAGCACCGCCGTAGTGAATTTCTGTGAAGGTGCTATAATCTGTTAGTTTGTCATAAATATGCTTATTAAAAACCCGACTTGGATTTTTAATTTTTATTTTAATCTGTGGTTTCTTCATCATCCCAGTTTCCTAGCTCGATTTCTACCACCCGTTGAGTGATTTCTTGCCTATCCACAAATAAGCCATACCGTTTACCAAGGTCAACCGCGGAAGCCCGTCTAGTTGCTACTGATGGTTTTGCTTGTACTACCTTTTGTGTACCTTCACCATCTAGGACCAAAAGCGGTTCAGTGACTTCACCACGCATAACAGAGGTTAAAAACTCTAACACTTCTTGTTGATCCGCAACGCGTTCGGACTTTAGCTTTTCAAGTCGTTCATCTATATAGGCTTTAACCTTAGTATTTCTTAGCAACTTACTACCATTTACTTCAGCGGTTTTTATATTTTTGATTTTCGGATACGCCTTTTTATAAGATTCTGTAGCGTTCAATGAAATGATATAATGATCTGCAAAAATCTTTTGCCTTTCCGTCATTCCCAAATTCTTTTGGCTCCTTTCCGGTAAATTTTAAACAAAAAAAGGATAAAACTCCGTTGTTTTATCCCTATTACTTGATACTAACATTTTATCACATTGACGCAATCGTGCTTTTAAAGTGTCATTAATTAAAATGCTACTTATACCGGCAATTATCAAACGTTATCACCATTAATAATTCTATCCAATTCATCAATCGCGGACCGTTTCAAACGGTAATAAGTCGGTATTGAAATACCGTCCAGATCATTACAAATATCCAAAACGTGTTTTTTAACAATATAAGTAAGCCTTAATACCGTTCTTTGTTTAGGATCTTTCAACTTATTGATAACCCTACTTAATTCTAACTTTCTGTTAATAATTTCAGTGGTATCTTGTTCAATAGCTTCTTTCATAACTACCAATTGTGTGTAAACATCATCAATTTTACGGCCTTTTCCACCAGATATTTTATCAACTTGAAATTTCGGGCTTGATAATAGCCCGGCTTCCAATTCATTGATTTCATCCATCCGGCTTTTAATATCAATGTCCAATTTCTGCAATTCATCAAGTAAATCCTGTGCCTTACTAACCAATTCCCCCGAACCCCTTTTCATTATGAATAATGTTATAATATATTTATCTCCTATTTTTTCATTTTTCATAACTTCTAAAAAGTCGGTTTTGCAGTAGGCCGGCTTTTTTTAATTTTGGGGCGCGTGTATCAAACGCCCCTTTTTTTAGATTTATTCAGTATAAAGGAGTACCTCCATTCCAATTTTTTATTTTTGATACACTTATCACTTACAAGCTTTTCAGGGCTTGCAAGCGTAAAATTCATTCTTCCACATTCCAAGCTTTTTCTAGGTAGTGCCTCGCGATTACCTTTTTTTCGTTCTTCTTCTATGCTTAACTTCTTCAGATTCTTCTTTTCTGTAACTATTAACAAATTCCATCTTGATATTGTCAAACTTCCATGTATCGTTACTTTTATAGTCGTCCATGTATTCATCCATACATTCCAGAAGAAAGTTTGGATCCATTACACCTTTAAAGGATTTCAGCATAGAAGGCGGGGGAACTGTCCCCGCTTTTCTATACTTGTTCAGTCTATTCATGAAACTTTTAATCCGTTCCGCTCCCAGACTTTCTACAAAACCTTTATGATCCGGAAATTCTGAAACTAGTTCTTCATACAGCCTAAAAAACTTTTCAGCGTTACTCACTAATTCCCAATTCCTTTCAAATATTCAGGCATTTGATCCCCGATTTTTAGGCTGTCATATTGTTTTTTAGTAACTAGGAAGTTACCATATCCGTTTATAGTCACCGTATAGCGCCCTTCTAGGACGTTTTTAGCGCTTATTTTCCCGGCTCGGTCAATTATACCCCCGGCATTATCAACCTTGTATATGATCGTTTTAGGCTGGTTTTCAAGTCTTTCAATCTCCTGTCTTTGGTTCACAACTTTAATATTAAGGACGATTATTTGAAAAACAGCAAGGAAAGCAAAGAAGTAACTAAACCATTCTTTTTCAGTTTTCATTCTTCCTCCTTTTCTAGTTTTTTTAACAGGCTGTAAAGTTGTTCCATATTGTGGACAAATATAAAATTACCTTGGTAGTAAATTTGATTAAAACTAAACGGTTTATTATCCGTAAAGTATCCTGTAAAAACAGTTCTTTTATTGTTTTCTAAAACTCTAGTCACTGATACTGAAATATTTTTAATATTTTCAGTATTGATAATATAACTGGTTTCATCCCTGTTATCCTCTTTTATTCTAAAATACGCAAGCGCCATTATTTCTTCCCCTTTGATACAAAAAACACTAGTCCGGCTAGTATGAAGCCAATCAACCAAACAAGGCCAAATAGTAGGGCTATAATATCAGAAAGCGTCAATATGATTTCCATCTATTCCACCTCTTCAATCAATCCATTCTATCTCGGGTTTCCCCTCAAACCCTTTCTCCCAAAGAAACCAAGCATAAGCCACGGCGCTAGATTTTATACTTTCAAAATCTCCATTTTTTGCGCAAACTATTCGCCTGCTAAAAACATATACTTTCTTAGGAGGGTATTTTAAAAACATTTTCCTTCTTGCTTGTCCTTCAAGAAACTGTATTTTTAAGAACATTGCTATTTTCCGCCCTTTTTTTGTAATTTTTAAAGCGTGAGTTACAAATTCTTGGGCTATTTTATAAGGTGGATTCGTAATTAAATCACCATTCCATTCTTGTATTTCAAAAAAATCTTTAACTTCCCCAAAACCGCGGTCAATCAGATCATAGGAAGTTGTTTTTATATCGTGAAGAATCAATCTTTTGCTTAGGTGTCCTTCACCGCAAGCCGGCTCTAATACATTTTCAAAACTTTCTTTTTTCAACAAAAAATCTATCGCTTTCGGATCTGTTGCGTAGTAATCATTTTTCTCTCTTTCATCTTTTACATGATTACTAGCCCCCAGCGGGGCATAAATGCTTCTAATGGATTTTTCCATATATTCTACCTCCTAATCTATACAAACCAACCGCCGGGCTTTATCCTGGTTTGTCCTTTTTTTATAAGCCGGCGTAGCGTAGAAACTTATTGTTTCCACTTTTACATTTAAGAGTTCAGCAAGTTCTTTTTTTGTTCCGATTGCTATAAATTTTTCACCTCTATAAAGGGCATAAATCTTTTCCTTGTTCATTTAAACCTCCAACAATTCCGGATTTTCGTAGATGTTGCCGATAACCTCACAATTAGTATGTCGTAACCACAATTCACATCCGTGTTGATTAGATTCAAGACGATATGCTCCTCCTCGATGCCTTACAATTTCGTAATAAGTGGGTTCAGAATAGACATCCTTAGCCATTTTGACTATATCCCCCTCAAAAATCTCCTTGCCGTGCTTATCAAACAACCCTGTTGATTGCATAATCGAATAAAAACCATCATCTGCGCTTAAAGCTAAAAATAATTCACTAATTTCTTCGTAGGTTTCAAATACTTCAATTTCTTTTGTTTCTGTATTCCACGCTCTATACTTTGGAATCATCCTTCCACCTCCTTTGGCGGTTTTGGATAGCTCATCCAGAATATTGTATCTTCATCAGTGTCCTCGAAACCAATTCCTTCCCCATAATCAACCCAAGTATCTGTTGTTATCCGCTTTGTCGTTGGATTATAGACAAGGACTTCTTCGTCAATTTCTGGAGTTTTGCCATCCCAAACAAATTCAATGGCACCATTAAAATATTCCTTTTCATCTTCAGCAATATTTCTTGTTGTTAGCTCATTCCATTCCATTCATTCCACCTCCTCAACTTCCACGCCTGGGCAATCAAACACCCAGCCGAAACCGGCGTCTTCAAGCTCTTTGCGGGTGTGAAAGTTGACTGTAGAACCATACGGGTAAGTATCGCTTAGATACCAATAGCCGTTATCCTTATTCTTTTTCAGAGCAACGCAATCTTTCTGCATTCCCTTCATCTTCACAAGATAACGTTTCTCTTTCTCGACTGTGTAGCCGAATTGGTGCATATTGACAAGGGTTTGAAATGCTTTTTTAGAATGATTAAACCAGTTTTTGAACTCAAAATCCTCTTGATTTTCCCATTCATAGACGTAATTCCAGATATTATAGTCTAAATCATCCTTATGTTCTTCATACCAATCCGCCACAAACTGCTTTACTACTGGTTTATTTAATTCTTGCCGTATTTTGTCAGCGTCTTTTAATTGCTGACCGACCCATTCGCCCTCTAGCTTACCTTGCTTATATCCGGCACTATATTTCGAAGCTCCGTAACTACTACCGAATTTATATAAAATATCATCGAGCCATTCCAAACGTGTCAATCCATTTAACCCTTCCATTCGGGCGATAATATCTTTTAATTTAATTTTATTTTTTTCAACAAAATCACTTGCATTTTTTACAAAATGGTTTGGGATTTCTACTTTATCACCATTATCTAAAATCAAATGTATATTATCATCACCAAGGGAACTCCGACTAAAACCGTCATAAGTTCCGTATAATAAAAATCTAAGCCGTTCGTCCATTTTATAAATCCTCCATACTTTCTTCAAAATCATCGACAACAAAATAGTTAATACTTTTTGGGTTTATAAAAAAATTTCTAATCTTCATTAAATTTCCATTATTAAACTGACTGATGATTTTCGTTAGTTCATCTTGAGTAAAATCGTCAACCAAGAATTCAGCTTTTTGTGAGTTTGAAAAACCAATTGTGAATTTTTTGCACTTCATCCCTTTACCTCTTCTGATCTATCTTGAAATCCCGTAGTATTCATGTCCACATGGTATACAGCAGAAACCATAACTTTCAAAATACTTATCAAATACTCCAACTTCACTATCGCAAACAGGACAATGCGTTCTGCGGTATCTTTCTTCTTTGTTCAGACCATTCAAAATTTTCTTTTTTCGTTGTCGCTTATTCATGAGTTACCTCCTTGTTGATTATTTAAAAACTATTGTCATACTTGACAAATTCCGTAGGATTTCCTGTTTTTCCTTCAGTTCCTTCTCCACTTCGTTTTTCTTCTGCAAGACTTTCAATATTTCCACGTTCAATCTGTTCCGTTCCTTCATTTTGGACCGTTCCGATTTCTCTAGCTTCTTTAGCTGTGATTCCGTTTGTTCGATTTCTTGTAAAAGCTGTTCCCTGTATTTCATCCGTATTCACTCTTTTTATAAATCTTCTTCCTTGACGAAGGAACCATTAACCCAGCGCCCTTTCCGGTCCTTAATTTCGTTATAAGCACCTTCAAAACATTCTGTAAAGTCATAGCCTAATTCTCTACAAATAAGATCAAGGTAACAAATAATATTTTGAAGGTTGATATTAAGAGAAGTTTCAATACCTAAATCTTGCGCAACTTTAGCTTGAAAGGCGCTATCTGTGATCATCCAAATCCAAGCGGTCACCCCACCAAAATCAGGAATATAATCTTCCTTTTTAGTGAAAAACACTTGTTCCGGATTCACTCCGGCCATCATTGCATAACCTACGACAACCACGGCTACATCACCGATTGAATCCTTAATAACATCTTCCTTGTTTTTGAGATACCCTGAAACCAGTTCGCCGGTTTCTTCAATCAGCTTTAAACCTTGCTTGTCTATATCCCCTTGAGCAATACCGCGGGCAATAAACCAATTCTTAGTGTTAAAAAGTAAATCACTTACTTTTTTATTCAGTTCCATCTTCTAATAACTCCTTCAATTCTTTAATTTTTGATTTCAACCAACTGCGCCGGTGTACTATTGCCCCTTTCGTAAATTGCGGGCGCAACCGTTCAAAGTGTCCTTTATCTGCTAGCTGTTCCTCATAATTGGAAATAGCTTTTTTAATCTGTTCTTTATCTATTTCCACTTTCTAAAACCTCAATTAACCAACCTAAATATACTTGGGCTTTTTTTAAATCTTCCAGGCCATTCTTTTTTGAATGTCGTAAAACATACTTAATGACATTTCCAAAAAAGAACCCTTCAGCATATTCCGGACATGGTGCAAAATTTTTGATCACGTCAATTACTTCCATCCCATTTTTACCCTTGTAATGGTCCGGCTCATTAACCAAATCTTTCTCCACAAGTCCCGATAAAACTTGTTCAAAACTCTTTTCTTTTTCCATATTTATCCTTTCAAAAAGTTTGTGAAATTTTCCTTGTTACCGTGTTACCGTAATTTCAAAACTTTTAAAGTTTTTTCTATTTTATTTTTTACAAACGTTGATATAATAGGCTTTCTTATTTTTTATAAATATTTTTATACTTTTTTTATAAAATACGGTAACACGGTAACATTTATATAAAAAGTATTAATAAAGTCAGTAATATCAAGGGTTTTCAGTGTTACCGTAATGTTACCGATCTCCCAAAATGTTACCGATCTCCCCCCAAAATGTTACCGTGTGTTACCGTAAGTTACCGTAAATTTTTCTTCACAAAGTCATTAAAATTTATTCAATTTTTACAAAACCTTTTATAACTTTTCCGTTTGCTCTATAAGCTTTTTTCTCCCAATACGGGAGGTGATCAATAATCAAATTAATCTTTGCGGAAAGTTTCCGATCATTTGAATTTTTCATAAATAAGTTGTACATAATTTCACGGGTTGAAACTCGTTTGAGTTCTTCCGTCCCAAATTCGATTTCTGAAGAATTATCAAACCAAGACGCGGTGTATTGGTGCTGTCTTTGTGCCGTCATACGCTCCCAATTTGAAGGGATAGGCATTTCTAAATAATCAAGCACCTGTATTTCAACTTCATCCCGATACATGAAGTTTTCACGGTATTTTTCTAATTCTTCTTCAGTTTCAGCATCAAATTTTAGTTCGAAACCTTCCTTATAAATTGAAACAGCTTCCCCCCAAATCTGATCTATTGTAGCTTGTTCAATTTCCATAGGGTGTCTTTTCTGCCTTGCACCATCCACCATCACGGAAAGGAAGCGCCGTTCACCGGTTTTATCTTTGAGATATTCCCGCTGGTTTGTGGTCCGGGCTAGAATGAAGTTTTTTGCAAATTCTTCCGTCTTGGACATATAAGGGCGCCGGTAACGCAAGCTAGTTTTAGAAATAAAAGCTTTCGTTTCCGCAAATGACATCCGGTTACTAGCCACCATTTCATCATCATTGACGATTAGGCTTTTTAACATAATGTCAAAATTATCCTTATTGTTAAAATCTGTAACCGCGTCAGTGTACCATTGCCCCCCGATTTTTTGAAGTAGGGAAGTCTTACCGACACCCTGACCACCTACCAGGTCTAATACATAGTCAAACTTCACGAATGGTTCATAGACTTTTGCCACGGCTCCGACTAACCACATTTCCGCTATTTTAGAAATTAGTTCGGTATCTTCCGCGCCCAGATAATGTTGAAACATTTTTCTAATTCGCTTCCTACCGTCCCAATTTTGGGCCACGCGCTCCATGTATTCTTTTACCGGATTGTAGGACCGTTCGGAAAAGAAGGTTTCAAGTCCGGCCTTCATTGCATTGGGTGAATAAACAACCCCTAAATTATTCTCAAAGTAAACTGTAAGGACACTTACAAAACTAGCGGGTAATTCCCCAGCTTGAAACGTGGTATTTCCAAGTCTGATTTCATGCGTTAGTTCATATTCTTGGGAAAAATCGTTCCTTCTTAAATACTGCCCTAATTGTTCATCTGCTTTTAAAGACATCACCACATTGGCTGGGCTAGTACTTTTTATGTTACCTTCAGCCGTCAAAATTAATTTAGGGTTTTTGTCAATACTTACGACATTACCAATTATTCTCACCCCCTTCTATCTTTCTTGATCATACTTTCCACCGTCCGCCTTACCTCGTTTTCAGTTAAAGGGTTTATACTATTTCCGTTTGCGATTTCTGCAAGCTTTAAAACGTGTTCATCATCCACGGCCCGGAATAACAAACCGCCTACAAACTTAGCTAGTTTGTCATTCCGTCCGCCTTCATCCCCAAAACCAACCGCAATAGTTTCTAATAATTCCGTGGTCTGGTTCCGGTCACGGGTCAAACTTCTTTCTTTCAGGTTTTTAAGACCTTCTGAAGTGTACCCGTGTGTTTTCTGATAGGTTCTCTTGATTGCTTGGATCAACTCTTTTGAAGGTGTAACCATTGTTCCGCCTTCACTTGATTTTTCCAAATCCCATTCATATTGACCTTTTTCAGTTGCGGAAGGTGCTACAAGTACATAATTGTTTTCATGTGCTTTTATATCCACCCCAGGGAGAAAGCCAATCATTTGACTGATAGGACAATCATCCCGCTTGAAATAAAACAAGTGTTTCCCACCGCTAGCGGTTTTGGCTTGTAAGGTCGGTTCAATCAAGTTTAAATACTTCCAGCGTTTGAGTGATTCAAAGCCGTTTTCTTTTCCGTGCTTGTCAATATCAATCACAAAGAAATTAGTAGTTTTTAAGGCTATGTTAGCGTTCGGGTGTCGATCCCAAAAGTCCGCTATTTCTTCTGCTGTCATTTTGGGCTTGTCCGCAAACTCTATCATAGGCCTTTTATTTTTAGGGTTGATAGGAATGACGGCAAAGCCTAACTTTTGATATTGTAAAGCGTAGTCCTTCATGCTAGCCATTCCTATTCACTCCCTAAATGTTAGAATGGTAGATCATCTTCATTTACTTCAGTAGCGCTTGTGTTTGGTAGGCCTTCAGCTTCATCAAGGTCATAGTTACGGTAAGGTTTACCTTTGCTTGTTGTTTCAACGATTTCCAATGTATAGTAGGTTCCTACGGCTTTACGGTTAAGGGCTTCTTCAAGGGCCTTACCATCTTCAAAATCAGCTTTAAGGGGCGCGTCGTCCGCAAAGGCCAAAGCTTTTTGAAAAAATTTGATAGTACGCTGTACTGACCAGCCAATGTCTTTGCCGTTCCAAGTGTCAAGCGTTCCGAAGGAAACAAATTCAGTCCGGCCATCATAATCACCCCCGCGAATTTCAAAGCGATATTGTAGGCTTTCCCAGCCACTCTCTGCCACGTTAAATTGTACTGATTTTAGAATAGCTTGGTAGCTACCCGCTGGAATTGGTGCCGGACCGTTTGCGCTGTCCTTACGTGGGTCAAAACCTTCTTTTTTAATTGATTGTGCAATGTCTAGTAAACTCATTGTTTAATTCTCCTTTTGTATTTAAATTATTTATTTAAAATTGTAGTATATAAAATTTAGAAAAGATCATCTTCAGAAACTTCTTCTTGTTTCTGTGGTTTAGGTGCTTCCTTCTTGGCTTCTTCTTTTTTGGCCGGTGCCGGCTTGCTTGGTGCTTTTGCTGGTTCCAAGGCCCCGCGGATAGTTGACAAGATTTTCAAGATTTCTTTATCGTCCACCTGGTCCATATAGTATTTTTTGCGCTTGCGTTCAACTTCCCTATTGTAGTTGTTGCCTACTTTTTCGGTATGGATCATCAAGTCTGAATTACCATTGATTAGATTTACATACTTATCTTTTAGGCTTGGTTTATCCTTTGTAGCGTTGCCGTTATCATCATATTCAGACACTTGACGACTGATATAAATGACATTCATAGGAAGGGCCTTCAAGTCAATTACCATTTCAGTGATAGCCTGATTGAAAAAGTCGTAGCCTTTACCATAAGGAATTTCTGACAAAGATTTAACCCGCGGTTCCCCGGCTGGTGTCAATTCATCACATACCGCGATTTTAATCATTTCAATTACATCATCAATAACATCAACTACTACTGTTTTATAAGTATGTTTTTGAGTTTGTAAGGCCAAAAGGATTTCGCCAATTTGAGCGATAACACTTTTAGTAATTCGCCCTTGCTCATCCTTTTCATTCACAAGTTGAATACTTGGTACGGTGTTAGCTTCAGCATTGCCATCTGTATTTAAAATGATAGGCGCCGGGAACTCATTCGCAAGATAGCTTTTTCCTGACATTGTTTCACCATAGAAAAAGAAATTTCTAGGCGTGTCCTTTGGTATCTGTGGCTTATTTTCCGGTAATTTAAAGGTCATTTTATTCACCGTCCCCAAAAAGTTGTTCAGCCAAACGGCGTTTCAGAAATTCACCAAAATCACCAAGATCATTTTTTTCAATTTCGCGGATTTCATCACCGTTTGGATAAGTTAATTCAAAAGTTGCGTTCACTTCAATAATTTCAGCCCCGAAAGCTTTAGCAAGGTTTTTCATTTCTTTCTTTTGTTGTTCATAGCCTTCCTCACTCATTGTCAAGGCGTTTTGAATTTCGTCAGTGTAAGAATTTTGAAAGGCTAGACGTCCGCGGTCTTTGTAGCTTTCCAAAAATTCGCCTTGTTCTTTGTCACGGAATACATAATATTTAGTAGTTACTTTAGTCATTGTTTAAATCCTCATTATCTTTCTTTTGTTCTTTTGTTGCGCGTTCCCCTAATAGGAAACCTACCATAAAAATTAGTGTACTGAATACAATCGTCTCAATATTCATTTCATCCATCCTTAAAATAAAACTCTATGACATTTACGTCATTTTGTTGCCGGCTTCCTGTTATCCGCCAAAGTAATTGCCTGTAATCATCATATTCCCCGGATTCTTCACTTACCGGGTCTAAAACTACAATAGTTTTATACTTATGTTGTAAGCCGTCCACTCCTACGCCTAAAACTTGACTAGTAGCAACTACTACTTTTCTTTCTAGGCCTTCCTGTCGGTCCCCGGTCCATATTCCTATTTCCGGGTGTCGGTCATGGATCACATTGACAACCTGTTTAGACTTGCTTACTATAAGCATATCTTCAGGCGTCCGATCTATCAGACCGTCAAGCGTTTTTAACAGTGGTGTATCTTGGTTTATTGGTTTCAACTTTGGAAAATCAACCTCTACCCCGGTTTGGTTTAAATACCGTTCAAAGGTAGCCCGGCCAAAGGATTGCTTAGCGATTGCGGTTTTTCCATCAACCGTAACTAGATTCAGCTTTCTGAATTTCTTCAATAGTTCCGGGTTTCCAACTTCCAAGGTGTTTTTATAAAACTTGGTTTTATAGCCATTGTTTTCCGTAGCTTGTTCAATTTCTTCTATTTCTTCCCAGCGGAAGAAGTTAGGGAGATTATTGACATAGCTGTCATAGTTTCTGAAATCTTTCCATTTTTCTTTTGAGTAAGAAAACGGATCGTAAACCATTTGGCCGTGTGTTTTCTGCCATTCAAATTTCTGGTTAGGCGTAGCATAACCGAAAATTGTTTTTTCCAAAGGGTAGAAATTCTGGCCTTTTTTTCTAATTGGCGTAGCAGATAAACCGATAGTGTATTTACGCTTTATTTTGCGATATAAGGCGCTCAATTTATCACTTGACATATTCTGCCATTCGTCTATTATTAGGACGTCACAAGCGATTTTAAAGCCCTTTTTAACCTTATTCTGTAAAGTCCTATCCGTCATAATTTCAAAATCGCAATTATCCGAATAGTTGAACCTTTTAACCGTATCTTTCCAGCCTTCAAGGATGGATAAGCGGTTATTTAAGATTAAGACTTTTTTAGCTTTCTTGTGCTTACAGATTTCAAGGGCGCAAATTGTTTTACCCCTACCCCCAAGCGCTTCTAAAAAGATCCCGTTGGTTATCCTATCACTACGCTTTACGGCTTCTTTTTGCCATTTTTTTAGTTTAATTGCTATTCTCTAATACCACCTTTCCAATGTCAAAAATAACTTCTTCAATGTCATTTCTTACGGCCCAGAATAACCCTAAACGGGCGGACGCTCTAGCGTCTTGATGGTGACTTTTATTAAACTTCCACAAACCAAGGGCCTTTAACAATTCATTTGGTATATCTGATTGATACCCGGCATTTCGTTGTAAAATTGCTTTCTGGAAGAATAATTGGAAGTAAGCAATAGTTTCTAAAACTGAATTATCCTTGGAAGCGTCATTGTCACGCGCTTCGAATTTTTCAATTATTACTACGTCAGGCTGTAATTTGTAGCCTATTTCATCAAACCATTGCTTAATAGCCGGTAAACCTTTTGGAACTATCCAATGGTTAATTAGTCTGGCATTATTAAGGTAAACAATCCCAGAAGTGCTATCTTCAGCCTTATTTGAAGATGGATCAATACTTAAAATTTTCATTTACTTGATCCGTAAGCTACGGTTTTCCTGAAGCGTAGCGCCTTTAATTTTTTTACCTTCATTCAAAACTTCATAAAGTGCCTTTTTATTCGGGCTTTCAGTTATCTTTTTCACCCAATATTTTTTAGGTAGTTCTGCTTCATCCACAATGACACTAGCTTTTGAGTTTTGGACTGAAATAGTGAATAGTTCACCTTTGATTTTTGTTTTCCCGGTGATTTCCATTGAAGCCTGAAGGTCACGCTTTAAGCGTTCAATTTTCTTGTCAGTGCTTTCTTTTTTCTTTTTGAAGCGTTCTTCTTCCTCCTTGTAAACCTTTTTATCAGCTTCAAGGTTGCGGATCAATTTAGCGTAATTTTCAGCCTTAGCCTCAATTTCTTCATCAAGTCCCAGGCTTTCAATCGTATCTAGTTTGGTTTCATCATCAATTTCTAAATTGTAAATGTCCAAATATTGGCCTGTTAATTCATATAAAGTAGCCATTTTTTTATTCCTTTCCTTTTAGAGAACTTCAGCCATTCCCCAATCATTATCAGAAACAGAAGCTTTTCTTAATAGCGCCATTTGGGCGTTATATTCTTCAATAACTTTCTGATCGTGTGCCTTGATTTCATCTTCCCAAAGGGCTTGTAATTCAGCTACCTTGTTCGCTTGTTTCTTTCTGCGTTCCGCTTTTCGGTAATCTACCACGGCGGAGATAAAACCGGCTGTAAAGGAGATTCCCGCAATTAGTAGCACCCCGGCCACTTGACTGGTTAAACTTGGTTCTAACATTTTTCAATTTCCTTTTCTTGTTCTAAAATCTCATATACGTCCTTCAGGTCGTACATTTTTTCCCGCCCCTGCTTTCTGAATTTTAGCCCCCGGCGTCTTAATTTCTTAATATATCCGTGGTCAAAGCCAAATCTCTTGCAAAGGTCTTTTTGGTTAATTGGTAGCCGTTCTTCTTCCAATTCTCTTTTTACTTCTTCTTTAGCAAATTGAAGAAGTTCCTTAATAGCCATCTTTGCTATTTCATCATTTAACAAAGGCGGTAAACTTATATTTTCCATTTTCACCCCCTCAACTATGCGGGCAAGCTTAGTTGTGTTATAATGTAAGTAGTTAAAATTTCTGAAGCGTTCAATTTTCTATTGGGCGCTTTTTTTGTGTTAGTCGATATTGTAATCAGCTATCACTTGCAAAATAAACTTATTAGCTTTCGGGCCTCGGGTTGAACCGCTTAAAATGTTTGTCACTTCCTGGCGGTCCCGCCCATAAACTGAAGCCAAATCGCTTTTTTTGATATTATTCGCTTCCAGGAATGAAACTACTTTTTTCCGTCCTACGTCAATATCTGGCATATATCCTTTTCCTTTCTTCATTTATTTTGTAAGAAGAAAGCAACTAAAATTTCAACTATTTTTTTATGTTATCTCTTGACTTATTTTATACGTTTGTGTAAAATGAAGGCATAATAAAAACATTGATATTAACAATAAAACCGGTTCACCAAAACTTAATTTATTGTTTATCTTTTTAGTTGTTTTTTTAGTTGTTTCTCACTTACAAAAACTATTTTATACTTTCGTGTAAAATTTGTCAAGCATTTTTACACGAAAATATAAATATTTTTTGTCAATCCTTCAGAAAGGTTGATAAATCAATGTTCGAGACATTCGAAAAAATAAAAATGTTAGCTAAAAATCAAGGAATTAGCTTACAAAAGATTGCCGAGGATCTAGGTTTTAGTACAAACTATCTTTATAGTTTGAAAAATAAAAAAGCTCCTTCAGCAGAACACATAGCAAAAATAGCCGATTATTTCGGTGTTTCAACTGATTACTTATTAGGGCGTTCGGAAAACCCTAATCACGCTTCTAGTGATCAAGTAGATAAAACCACGCGCATAAACGTAGAAGAAATTTCTAATAGCGTCATGCTGTTCAGTGGTCGGGAATTAACTGAAGAAAAGAAAAAAATCATTCAATCCATAATAGAAGCCTATTTAAAGGAAACGAATGATTAGAGGTATTAAGCCTTGACTGAAAAAGAAATTTTAAAGGATCACGATATTACTATACATACTTTTGACGGTGATTTATTACCGGATGAAGTCGGTTTCTATGATCCTATCACTAAAACAGCTTTTATTTCTGACAAGTTAAATAAAAAGGAAAGAATAAAAGTATTGCTTCATGAGTTGGGCCACCTGGACCATACCACGGCGGAATATACTAATGCTAGGGTACGCTGTGAGAATGAAGCAAACAGGAATATGATCCACCATCTATTGAAAGACGCCCTTTCTCAAATAGAGAATAAGGCGGATTTTAACTATATAAAATTCATGGAATTTTACCACCTTACCACGGTAACGGATGAAATCATGGTAAAAGAAGAATACCAGGCTTTAATCTAAACAAGGAGTTTAAAAAAAATGAAAATTGGAGTTAGAACACCCAGCCTAAAAAAGAGTTTAAAGGCTAGGACAACCGGGAGGTTGAATAGAACTTTAAAAAAATCAGTAAATCCTTTATACGGTAAAAAGGGGATGGGGTATATTAAAAACCCTGAAAAGGCTATTTATAACAAAGTCTATCATAAAGCAACAGTAGACCCTTTGAAACCATTGAAAAACGGAAGCCGTAATAGCACCAAACAAACGGCGCCGGAACCTGAATTAGTAGGGTACAACCTTTATAAAATCGAAACCAAAGAATATATTTGTAATAAATTAATGTACATTCTTTTGGCTGTATTTTTAGGAATCTTTGGGGCGCAATACTTCTATTCAGGCCAAAATAAAAAAGGCCTTCTGTCTCTATGCTTCTTCTGGACAGTAATTCCCTTCTTTGTTGGCCTATATTGCGCCTTAACTGCTTTGTTTTTAAAAACCGATTCAAACGGTAATATAAAGATAGTTGATAAGGAAAAGGTAAAAACTGATCAACTTTCAAAAGCGAGTGAAGCAATGAAACAAATAGAAAAGTATTCTATTCCGTTAACGACTACTTCAGATCTTGAAATCTATTCAGATTCGTTAAAAAATATTTTAGAGGATCTTTCTGAATTAGTGACATTGTGTGAAAACTTCCCAAAAAATGAATCCATTGTGGTTTTAGCCGAATCTGTTGAAGGGATGTACAAAGGTTTGGAAGGTGAAGAAAATAATTTCATTAAACGTTATTACTCCGAACAATTAGAAATTTCCAAAAGATCAGATAACCCGGAGTATTTGGAAGCTAGCAAACAAAAGTTAATTGATTCAGGGATATTTTCAAATTCAGGAATAGAACTAATTGAGCTTTTGTACAAATAAAAAAACCTCCCAAGCTTCTACAAGCTAGGAAGGACATGAAAAAATTACACTTGTATTTTAACATTTTCTTTTCACTTTCTCAACTATGCGGGCAAGCTATTAGAAGAAAGGAAAGACATGATTAAAAAATACACTATGAAAAACGGGGAAACTCGTTACTTATTCCAAACATATTTAGGTGTGGACCCTTTGACCGGTAAGGAAAGAAGGACCACGCGCCGGGGTTTTAAAACAATCAAGGAAGCCAAACAAGCGGAAAGGAACTTACTTCTAAATGTGGAAGAGTATGGATTGCCTTCCAATGGAAATTATAGTGATCCAACTTTTGAAGAAATAGCTGGCTTATGGTTGGAGAATTATAAAACCACGGTTAAGGCTAGCACCTTCGAATTAACTAAAACACGATTGAAACAAATTACCCAGGATAACTTTAAAGATTTGAAAATAAAAGGCCTTTCTGTCGCCTATTGCCAAAAAGTAGCTATTTCTTTAAGCAAGAAATACGCGTTATATGGTCAATATTTGTCAATCATCCAAAGAGTTTTTAAATACGCCGTATTGATTGATATAATACCTTCTAACCCTTTTGATAAGGTCATAAGGCCCAAAGGTAAGGAAGCTAAAAAGAAAATAAATTATTTGGACAAGGAAGAACTAAAACACTTCCTGGAATGTGCTTCATCCGCTTCCGTCCCTTACTTTTTCCCGCTTGTCTATCTAATCAGCTATACCGGGCTTCGGATAGGTGAAGCCTTAGCCCTGAAATGGTCGGATATTGACTTTGAAACTAAAAAGGTTTCCATTACTAAAACGGTAGCTAAAATAAATGGAAAACAGATAATACAAACCCCAAAAACTAAAAATAGCAAGCGTATTGTTTCTGTCGATTCTTCAACCTTGGACGTTTTGAAGAAATGGAAAAAAGAGCAAATTAAACTTTATTTTAAAGTTGGAAAACCCTTCAAGAATGAAGATAATTTTATCTTTACTAATCAGTACGCAAGTTGGATCCACGCCAATGATTTTACAAGTTGTTTTAAACGATTCATAAAAAGAAACGGCCTAAAAAAAATCACACCCCACGGGTTAAGGCATACTCACGCTAGCCTTTTATTTGCTTCAGGAGTGGAACCTAAAAATATATCTGATAGATTGGGCCATAGTTCCGTTCAAATCACCTTGGACTTATACACTCATATTTCAGACAATCAGCGAACTGATACGCTAGATAAATTTTTAGGATATATGGTTTTATAAACCCGTATTCAAAACCGTATTTACTCGGATATACCACCCTAGAAATTCAGTAATATCAAGGGTTTTACTACCATCGTTTCTATTATAACAGAATGTAAGAAAAATATAATCTGCTAAAATTATAATTTTGAGGCAAGACGAAAAAAGCCTGTC